ATTATTGTAGAGGACAAGAAAGATTCCAGTAAGTTTGATTTCTTCCTCAGTCAACTTTATACCGCTGGTGCCCTAGAGATCAAGATCATCGAAGATCCTTCCTTTGAACAGGGCATCGATGAGGAGATAGATATAGAGAAGGAAGATACTCTTACCATCCTGGAGCGCTATGTTGATGACATGGAGCATTCTGATAAAGCATCTCTAAAGAGTATTCTGAAGTCCCTGTATGTAGAAGCACTGGAGTTGGTTTGATGTATATTCTCGCTGTTGCTGGAAAGGAGGATGAGGGAGCATATGCTGCCGACGGAGACAATG